TGTTTCAAAGCTGATTGTAACACAACAGGTAAGATCAAGAATGTGGCTGCTAGCAAATTGGACATGGCAAAACCAGCTGTTACCAGCTGGGTAAATTGCCTTGCCTTCTTTGATAGCGATTCAAAGTCAGATCGGGCCAATCCTAAGATGAGTGTTATTAGCGTTACAACGCCGCCAACAACATCTGTAGATGGGCCCTGAGCAACATAACTGTCACTAAAATAGGAAATCATTCGGTCAATCATGGAGGTGGCTAATTTATATGTTAGAATTCCTAACACATCAATGAAAACCATAACCAAGATGACACAAACGACCGCTATTAAAGTAGTTGCCTTTGGATTCTCAATGGAATCTTTTATAAAACGTAACGGGTCAAAAATCATGATAACACAATCCCTAATCTTATTCATAACCTTGTCTAAAATCAAACCCAATGTTTCGGAAATTATTCCGAACAATGAGGATAACTTATCGAACAAGTATTGAATAACACCAGAAACAGTGTCATGTAGAGTTTTGATCGTTTTGCCTACAAAAGACTTCACATATTCGATCATAGAAGTGAAAAGTGTACCTAAAGACTGTGCTTCAAATACAATTTCACTCATATGTTCTTTCTGTCCAAAGTCAGTGAAACAGTCATATTGTTCTCTTATCTCATATAAATAAGATAAGAAGCGGGGTCGTTCCATAGCCGGATCGCAAACAAGTTTGCGATCCTTGGTTGTCAAAGCTACAATAACAGCATGGTGTGAACCATACTTCTTGAGAGGATCTACATTGCGATACTTGATGGAGATGTCGCGTAGTCTCAATTCAAGAACTATTGCAGCTAAGTCGTCAAGCATATTTGAATCGTAATAATATTTGTCCTTTTCAAACTTCATCATTGCCATGCATGCGCATTTAACAATTTTGTGTTTGTGAGTACAAAACTTGTTACGAATCAAATATCTGACTCTTCCTGTTTGGAGGGCTTCCTTAAAGTCTTCATCATCACTCCTTTCGGACGCTGAGCTTTCGCTAACTTCGTCGTCCAAGAGTTCTGAGCAAAGAAATAATTTACCTTCCTCTTCTTGAGAGCTTGCTTCCCGGGTTTCGCCTCCCAGGGGCCGCCCACTCTCTAGGCGATTTTCAGGCACCACTTCGTCGTGGACTTCTTCTACCGTATTCTTTTGACTTTCA